GGATTTGTAGTAGTCCAACGATTAATGAAGAAGAAAGTACAAACAGTTGACCTTAAGTTATTAGGTCGATGTCGTTTGACTGTTGCTACTGAGGATGGAGATCAAGTAGATAGAAGCAGGCATAAGGCTGCAACTGCACCTAACCTTATACATTCACTAGATGCAAGCTTATTACATCTGAGTGTCAAGAGGTTTGATGCACCAATAGCATTGATTCATGACAGTGTTCTAACACGAGCCACAGATATGAGTTTACTTGCTACAATAGTAAGAGAAACGTACATGCACTTGTTTGCAGAACGTGACTACTTAACTGACTTCGCTCAACAGATAGGAGCGAAGACCAAACCCCCGATTATTGGAGATCTGAAACCAGAATCCGTAATTGATTCCACTTATTTTTTCTGTTAAATGTATCCAACACTATTCAATAGCTTTTTCTCTCCTCCAACTATAATTGTTGTCTCCGAAGAGCGACTAAAACAAGCTGAAAGAGAGCAAAAGGAGAAGCAACTTGAAGCAGTCAATGAAAGATTACTCCAACTTGAAGAGTATCGTGATGAATTAGCTGCTGAACTTGAGCCTCAATCCTTAGAAGAGGCATTAACAGGTGAGTAGAACTATTCATAAAACTGACAAACCTGTAACTTTAGAAGGTTTCCAGGCTATACTAGCTCCTAGTAAGTTTGGTTATTCTCTATCGGCTATTGTTGATGACAAAGTTATCGACAAACTAGAAACAGAAAGGTCTGAAGTCCTTAAGTGGGCTGAGTCTAAACTGAAAAATCCTAAGAGATCCACGCTCAAGCCTGAGCCATGGGAAGAAGTCTCTGATGGTAAATATAAAATCAAGTTCTCTTGGAATGAAGAGAATCGTCCTCCAGTGGTAGACACTGAGGGTACCCAAGTTACTGATACTAAAACACCATTATATGCAGGATCTACTGTTAAACTGGGTTTCTATCAAAAGCCTTATATTCTACGGGATGGGGTTACCTATGGTAGTAGCCTTAAGTTGGTTGGTGTACAAGTTGTCTCAGTAAAGGGTGAAGCTGGCGTCGATACAGGCGATTTAAGTGCTGATCAAGTAGCTGAATTATTCGGTAAATCATCAGGATTTAAAACAGCAGATCCAAATGTAACACCAACAACCAATGAAGAAGACGACGAAGACTTCTAAATTCAGATCAGGTCTGGAAGAAAAAGTCGGCGGTCTTTTAGATGGACTAGGTATTAAATATAAATATGAGTCTGAGAAACTTAGCTATACAATTGAGCACAATTACACTCCTGATTTTGTTTTACCTAACTATGTATACCTTGAAGCAAAAGGATACTGGGCAGCAGACGACCGTCGGAAAATCCTGGCAGTCAAGCGTGATAACCCAGACATTGACCTGAGAATGGTCTTTCAATCCCCATTCAATAGGATTTCAAAGAAAAGTAAAACAACTTACGCCCAATGGTGTGATAAACACGATATACCCTGGACTTCTTACCATAATATCCCACTCGATTGGTTGATCTAATGACCGAAAACGAGTTCGTTAGGCACATGCCTTGCGAAAATTGCGGTTCATCAGATGCAAAATCTTTGTATACTGATGGCCACACCTGGTGTTTTGTTTGTCATGATAGGACACCAGGTACCGATGATGTTATTCACAATCACCAAATGTCAAAGACTGTGCACCTTACAGGCTCAGCCGAACGGCTGCAGAAAAGGAATATATCTGAGAAAACTAATCAATTCTATCAAATATATAGAGATGGGGATACATTAAGGTTCCCATATCATGATGAGTCAGGTATATTACAAGGTGTAAAAATAAAACAAAAACGAAAGGACTTTAGATATGAAGGAGTCTCTACTAATACCTTATTTGGGCAGCACCGTTTCCCTAGTGTTGGTAAACGTATTGTTATTACTGAAGGTGAATTAGATGCTGCATCGTGCTATGAAGCTATGCCAGGATGGCCAATGGTTTCTCTACCCCATGGTGCCGCTTCAGCACGT